AGGATCCCCTTCACGCTGCGTTCTGCGGTTGCCTGCATCGTACCTCCCTGAACGAAAATGAGACGCGCCGCTCGCCAAACCCGCCTGGTCTGTGCGATACGGCGCGTCTCCCCATGAACCCTGCTCGACTGTCGCCTTGGTTTAGCAGTCCGGTCAGGTCGCTGTCAAGGCCTCTCCGCAACGACCTCACGAAGCCTTGGTTTTTCAAACTCCCTGCGATGGATCGTGGACCGCACGACGTTCACCACCATCCCGTTCCGCTTGTGGACCTCGAGGGTGCAGTCGGCCTCGGCGGTCCGGAGGAGCTGGATCAGCTTGTGCTCGTCGGGCGAGAGGTACGCGGTCACGCGATCGCTCACGTCCGCTCGTCCCCGTACTTCAGGTGCGTCATGTACCGCCGCCTGGTCGCCGGCGTGATCTTCCAGATGATCCGGACCAGCACCAGCCCGTCCTCGGTCCACCGGTTGATCGTCTCGACGTCGGACGGCTCGAGCTGCTGGGCGTCCAGGTACGCGCGGACCGCCTGGTCGACCTCCCAGAGCTGGCGCCGGAACCACGGGCACAGCCCGATGAACCGCCGCATCCGCTCCGGCCTCGCCCGCAGCGCGGTCCGGTTCTCCGGCATCCGGGGATCGTACCGCAACGGGCTGATCGCGCTGCCCCGGTGATCCGTGATCTTGAACTTGAGCGTGTGCTCGTCCTTCCACTCGACCCCGCCCACGCGGATGTTCCCCTCGCGAAGGCCGTAGAGCTCGCACCAGAGGCTGAGGTAGTCGGCGATCCCGACGAACGTCCGGCAGAGGTCAGGGAGACCGACCAGGACGTCGGCGCCGCCGTCCTGGAGGTCGATGGACTTTATCGGCGCCTCAGCCGACACTCTTGCCCTTCGAGGTCATCCGGTAGTCCTTGTTGTCCTCGCCGCTCCCGAACTCCTGGCCGCCGGGCTTCCCGCCGTTGCCGGGCCCGGTCATGCTCACGGGCATCGCGCTCATCGTCTCCACCCCGCCCTCGCGCTCCTGGCGCATCCGGTCCTGCTCCTCGTCGAAGTCGTACTTGTCGTCTCCCACGAGCTCGGCCGAGCGCTCGCTGTACGTCTGCTGCGACCACACCTTCCCCACGCGGAGCGTGGTGTAGGTCTTCAGCGTCGTCGAGATGTCCTCCGGCTGCAGGTCCGGCATGATGACCTCGAAGGACTCGTCCAGCGGCACGCTGTACGATCCGTTCGTCCGGAGCGCCTCCACGATCTGGCGCGCCTTGTCGAACTCGGAGGCGCGGACCGCGCGGGTGAGCTGGCTGAGCTGGGCCTTCTTCGGCTGCATCTTCGGCAGCTCGTCGCGCGCACGCGCGCACGCCATCACCCGCTTCACCATCCACCCGATCGCCTCCCGCATGAGCTGCTGCCTCTGCTCGAAGGCCTTGACCGCGGGCTCGCCCCGGGTCAGGGCCGTCGCCCTGGTCGCGTGCCCCGTCACGCCCAGGTACTCGGGCGGGAGGTTCAGGCTCGTCGCGATCACGCCGAGGATGTTCTCGCCCGTGTTCCCCATGTCCCCGCCGCCCTCCGGCCGGAGCAGGTTGGGCACGACCTGGTTGTTCGTGTAGATCGACGTCCCCGGGGGCGGCACGGAGGAGAACTGGTTGTTGGCCTTGATGGCGTCGACGTCGGTCTGCGCGCCGTTCACGTTCCACCACATCACGAACGCGTTGCTGATCTGCGCGTTGACCACGGCGGCCGTCATCCAGTCCTTGAACCGCTTCCCCCACCCGAGGACCGAGAACAGGTCGGAGCGCCCGCGCTTCTCGCCGATGGTCGCGTTGGCCTTCACGTGCAGCCAGCAGTCGGGCGTCACCTGCTCGATCACGTACTCGGTCACCGGGATCCGCTTGTCGTCCACGGGAGCGTTCGCAGCCGCGAGCGGGAGCTGCCACTGTGTGATGAACTGCCGGTACGCGTAGTAGACGTTCTCGATGTCCCGCGGGTCGGTCACGATCTCCCACACCGTGGACGCGTCCCAGTACTTGAACGCCGGGTACCCCGTCTCGGCGATGATCGGGGCGTAGATGAACGACTCCCCGATCACCTCCACGTCCTTGTAGAACATCCGCAGCTTGTCGTGCCAGCTCGCGCCGTACATCTCGACGGTCAGGACCCAGTTGTCCCAGATCGCCTGGCACGCCGGGTTCGCGAACACCAGCTTTGGGCCGTCGCCCATGATGAACGCGACGCGGACGTTGATCGCCGACTTCAGGATCGGGTTGTGGTTGTAGCCCTCGTACGCCTTCGATGCCTGGTCGAGGAAGTCGTAGAGGTACAGGTTGCGGGAGAACGGGCCGAGCAGGAGCGGGTGCCACTCGTCGTTGACCGGCGCGGTAGCCCCGGGCGCGCCTCCGGCCCCGAGGGCGAACGGGTCGAACCCGCTCTCGTCTTCCCGCAGCCGCATGGGATCGACGTAGACGCCGTGCGTCTCGCGCAGCTTCTGCGCCCTGAACGTCGGGCGCTGCTGGATCTCGTTGAGCCGGCGCCAGCCGGCGAACCTGACGGGCTGTATGCGACGGTTCGCGCGCGCGGTGATGATCGTGCCGCTGATCGGGTTCTCAACCGTGTGCTTCTCGTCGGCCCAGCGCTTCGCGATCGCGGCGTTGTAGTGGGCCTCGACCGTGTACGACTGGTCGGGCTTGGGATCGGGGTCGTACTCGCGGAAGAGCTGCTGGACGATCTCCGGGTCGAGCGGCGGCGGGAGGGTCATGACCGCGACGGGTTTGGAGCGGGCCTCGACGCCGGTCGCAGTGGTTACGATCCCGTCGGGCTTGTTTGCGATGACGCCTTCCGCTCCGGCCATCGGGGCTAGTCTCTCACGGACCTTTCCCACTTGTCAAAGTCGACGGTGACGTAGCCTACGACGTCCCCGGTGGACGGATCCCGGAAGGCCATGCTCCCGGGCCCCAGCCGGGCGATCGGACGGTCGAGCAGGCTTTGCCAGTCGCGCGGAATGATCCGCAGCCAGCACCGGCACCACGGGTGCGCGGGGGGCTCGTCGCCCACGTCGTCCACGCTACGGCCTGCGTTCTCTTCGCAGACGTCGCACACGTGCTCGTCCTCCATCGTCTGCCACACCCGGTCCTCGATGTACTCGTCGAGCTCGTCCGCAGCGAGCTGGTCGCCGGCGTTGATGCTGGTCTGAACCTCGCTCTGGACCAGACGGCCGAGGACGTCGGCGATGTCGCGGCCGTCCGCAGTCGCGGACTCGATCCGGGCAGCGGCGTCGGAGTCGTCGTCGCCCAGGACGCCGGCCATCGTGAGCCCGGCGAGCGCCGCGTACTCCCACGCCTTGAGCCATCCCTCGATCCGGTTCGCGGGCGCGGCTTCCCCGGATGGCGCGTTCTCGATCGGGGCGTCGGCCCACGCCTCGCCGAGGTGCCCCGCGGCCCAGCGCTGGTGGATCTCCCGCCGCGGCCGGATCTTCACGTTGGGAGGCGTCACCTGGTCGAGAATCCAGTGCACGGCCATGTACTGGTGATCGTAGGCCTGGCGCTTGGCCGTGTGCAGGACGCGGACCGCTTCGTGTCGGAAGCCCGCGAGCTGGCGGTCCATGAACTGGGCGATGCGAACCTTCGCGCCCTCGGCGTAGGCGACGCCGTCGGAGGCCGCGTGCTCGCCCCAAACCCCGCGGGCGTGCGAGGCGATGTCGGTCCGGACCTGCTGCCAGCGATCGAGGATGAGCGCCGCTGCGGGCTTCTCCACCCGGTCGCGCTGCATCTTCCGGACGTCCTGCCCGAGCCGCTCCGCGACCGTCTCCTGCTGGGCGTAGGGCATCAGCTCCTCCTGTTGTCCACGTCGCGAGGCCACGTGGGCACTTCATCGTCGAGCGCGCGCCTGCTGTTCTTAGGTGGAGGCACTCGATCGTGTCCCTCCCAGATCGCGACCAAGAGCAGGGGCTCTGCATCGGGATCGCGTCCCGTCGGCCTGAATGTGATCGGCAGCGGGTGTTCGTTCGGCCAGTTAGAGTGGCGCCGATGTGACATCAGTCCCCGTACCCCCGGCCCGCGATCCAGTGCGAACCCTGCGACCGACTCCGTCTGGCGGCCGAGATCAGACTGTCGCCGGCGACCGCGAACACGGGCGACGTGTCCGTGTTCCTGACCGCGTGCTCGAGCCCATCGAGCAGGTCCTTGGTCTCGCCGGGGAAGTCGGTGATCTCCTGGATCAGACACGCCATGCCCTCGCGGGCGGCGTCCTCCACGAGTGGATCGTACGGAGGCAGCATCGAGGGGTCCGGGATGTGGATCTTCCTGTTCGCCATCGGCGGGTTCAGCGTGCCCACGATGCGTTGTATCTTATCACCCTGCGCGGGGCTCCCTTCAACGGGCACGGCGGTCTCCTTACGGAACAGGGTCACGAAGATCTTCGAGAACGCGACCTCCTCGATGTACACCTTGCTCGAGTGCCACTTGTCCCACGTGGCCTGGATCTCGGCGAACACGCGGTCCGGAGCCCAGCGGCCGGCCTTCGCCTCGACCACGTACTTGTCCTTCGTGCCCGTGATCGCGATCGTCACGATCGCCGTCCGGCTGCCGTCCTTGGTGTCCTTCTCCGTGAGCGCCGGGTCCACGCCCGTGGCCAGGCGCACGGTCTCGCCGTTGATCTGCCAGACCGTGCCGACCGGCTGCAGGATCCGGGGATCGTACCAGAGCGTGTCGGGCATCGGCAGGAGCCGCTCCTCGAGCAGGACCTCCCGGAGCTGGTACTGCCGGGCGTAGACGAGGGGCTTGAGCTTCTTCTCGAGCACGCGCGACCACGGCCAGGCCTCTAGCCACTGGACGATGCGCTTCGCGTCGTCGATCACGAGCGGCCACTTCGCCGAGAACCATCCCGCCTTCTTCAGCCGCGCCGGCAGGTCGTCGTTGTGGAACGTGGTGTGGATCGCCCGGATGGGCGCGCCCTCCTTCATCATCGGCTCGACGACGTCATCGAGCCATCGCGTCTGCTTGTCGCGCTGGGCCTTCGCGGACACGTGGAGAGGGTGCGTGGTGTCGTCCAGGATCGCGAAGGTCAGGCGGGATCCGGGCGTCGCGCCCACGCCGTCCGCGTACAGGGTCGGGTTCTTCACGTCCCGCGCGCCCTGGACGACGAACTCGCTCGCGCTCCACTTGGGCCCGACCGCGATCGGGCCGAAGTCCTCGCGGAGCAGCTTGTTCGTCTCGAGCTCGAGGCGCACCTGGCGCAGGCGGTCCCGGGCCGCTGCCTTGTCCACGCAGAAGATGGCGCCGTGCTCGTCGTCCTGCGGCTGGCCCTGCTTGATGAGCCACAGCCACAGGGAGATTCGCCAGAGCGGGTACGCGATCGCCCAGAACACCGTCTTGCCCGACTCCCGGTGCGCCTGCAGGTTCGCCCGAGTGAGCTCGGGGTCGAGCGCGATCTTGTCCCACTCGTAGTGCATGGGCGCCGGCGGGAGGTAGAACAGGTGCGGCAGGTACCGGTACGCGAACGCGAGGCAGGATCCCAGGGCGTCGTTCAGCTTCGGGCGCTTGACCTCGGACGGGGTGCCCGCCCATCCCTGGGCGCCGGCGGCCGGGGCCTTCCGGGCCCGCGGCCGGCGCCGGGGCCGCGGCTTAGCTCTTGCGCGCTTTCGCTTTGGCAAGGTCGCGCAGGTACTGGGTTACGGTCGGCACGATCGCGTGCTTGATGGGGCCGCCGTCGGCGCCCGTGATCTCCTGCTTCTCGCGCCACCCGGCCTGCGCCTTGAGGTAGAAGATCGTCGCGGCCGGGTTGCCGTGGTCGATGAGCTGCCGCAGCTTCCCGGCGACGTAGGCCCGTCCCCGGGACTGCCCAGCTTTTAGGGCCTCCGACAACTCCGAGTTCTGGTTGCGCCGGAGGTACTCGTACAGGGTCGAGGGCGCGCAGCGCAGGACCGCGATCGCGATGTCCTCCTGGGTGGTGCCCGCCTCTGCCGCGACCTTGGCCTCGACTATCTGCTTCTCGTTGGGCTCCCAGCGGGGGCGGCCGGGCTTGCGCGCCTTGGGCTTTCTGCTCACGGCCTCATTCTACCGCGACTGCCTAGTGGCCTTGCCGTGGGCGAATGTCTGCCAGCGCTCGACCGCGACGTCCACGTACCGGGGCTCGATCTCGATCGCCCGGCAGCGCCGGCCAGTCTTCTCGGCCGCGATGATCTGCGTCCCGGATCCCGAGAAGGGCTCGTAGAGGACCTCGCCGGGCTTTGTGTGAAGCTGAATGGGCCTCGCGCAAAGCTCCACCGGCTTGGATGTGGGATGCCCGATCCCAAGGTTGGCACGAGCCTTGCCTTCGTGATCCACGGACCAGACCGTAGACCAGTTGCCGTTTCCCGCCGTGCCTTGTCCGCCACCGGGCAGACGTGCCCGAGTCCCCTGCTTCCACCCGAACGCGCACGGCTCGTGCTGGACCAGATAGACACAGCGGGTGGGGATGGGGACGGGTTTGGCCCATATGATCGTCTGGTGCCATAGAATCTTTAGGCTGTCAAAGATGGCACGCAGAACCTGCGCGCGGCTATCCGAGTGCCAGACGTAGATAGCCACGTCATCCGGCGTCACCCCGAGCCCGTGGCGCAACGATGCCTCCAGCTGTTCCGCCGAGACCTCCTTGTACGTCGCGGACCAATCCTTCTTGGCCCCGATGCTCGTCTTGGCCTTCCAGTGGCCATAGTCCACCATGTACGGCGGGTCCGTCGCCATCAGCATCGCGCGGTCCTTCCCCATCACCCGCGCCACGTCCTCCGCCTTCGTCGAGTCGCCGCACAATAACCGATGCGCGCCCAGCGTCCAGAGGTCCCCCGGCTTCGTGATCGCCTTCTTCGGCGGCTCTGGTACCAGGTCGTCCCTGCTCGTGTCCTGCGCCCCGAGGTCCTTGAGCAGGTCGTCGAGCGCGTCACCGTCGTACCCACTCCCCGCCAGCTCGTGCTCCTTCGCCATCTTCACCAGCATCTGGGCGAGGATCGCCTCGTCGTTGTCGGCCAGGTCGGCCGCCCGGTTGAGCACGATCACGATCCTGGCCGCGTGCGTGTCGTTCCGGCTCGCGACCTCGCGATTGACCGGCACGTACCACTTCCCGCCCTTCACGCTC